ACCAGATCGTCGCTGAGATGGCAGAGATACCAAGAGAGCAGGCCAAGACTATAAACCTTGGTCTGTTTTATGGTATGGGTAAAAATAAATTACAAGCAGAACTTGGAGTTAGTAAGGAGAAAGCTGAGATGTTATTTAAACAGTATCACTCTCGTGTACCTTTTGTAAAACAATTGATGGATAATGTTATGCAACGTGCACAGATGCGTGGACAGGTTAGAACTTTACTGGGCAGACTGTGCAGGTTTCATTTATGGGAACCTAATCAGTTTGGCGTACACAAAGCATTGCCTCATGATGCAGCACTCCAGGAACACGGACCAGGGATCAAGAGAGCCTTTACATACAAGGCACTAAATAAATTAATACAAGGTAGTGCAGCTGACATGACAAAAAAAGCTATGATAGAACTACACAAAGAAGGCATCACACCACATATACAAGTGCATGATGAACTTGATATATCTGTAGATAATAATGCTGATAAGATAAAAGATATAATGGAATCAGCTGTAGACTTAGAAGTACCAAATAAGGTAGACTATGAATCAGGACCTAATTGGGGTACAATAAAATGAGGTTAAAATATGGCTTATTTAAATGCAAACATTCCTGTAGAGTATGCACAGATAAGGAGAGAGTATCTTTACGATCTTAAAAAAC